TGAGGACGACCTAATGGGTGGTCACACTTTGCAGAATGGTAACGTCATCTTTAGAGAAGGCCCAGTTATCAAAGCAATGAGAAAAGGTGCCGTGTTACTTCTTGACGAAGTGGACTTAGGTTCTAACAAGTTGATGTGTCTACAATCAGTTCTAGAAGGTAAAGGTTACCTTATTAAGAAGACTGGTGAGTGGGTTTCACCTACTGCTGGGTTTACAGTTCTTGCAACTGCAAACACTAAAGGTCAAGGTTCAGACGATGGAAAGTTCATTGGAACTCAAATCATGAACGAAGCGATGTTGGAAAGGTTTGCAATTACGATGCAACAAGAATATCCACCAGTGAAAATTGAGAAGACAATCCTTACAAAAGAGATGGGTCTTACTGGTGAAGTTGACACAGAGTTCTGTGAGAAACTTGTTGACTGGGCTGACATCATTAGAAAAACATATTACGAAGGTGGTATCGACGATGTTGTTACGACTAGAAGACTTGTTCACATTGTCAATGCATTCAGAATGTTCAATGACAAACTCAAGTCAATTACAATGTGTATCTCTAGGTTCGACGAAGAAACTAGAAACAGTATTCTTGACCTCTACTCCAAGATTGATGCAGGCATCGACTTGAATGCAGAAAGTTCAGAAAACACTATTGACCAATCGGACTACTAGGAGTATACTAGTATCATGTATTGGAATAAAACTATTAAGACTGTAGACTACAAATACAATGAAGGAGAACTCTTAAAGGAGTTCACTTCATATGTTGACTCGACTTACGACCAACATTATAGTCTTAACAAATATCAAGCAACAGAGTTTATCATGGACGCAGGTCACGGTGAAGGATTCTGTGTTGGGAATATTATGAAATATGCCCAGAGATATGGGAAAAAGGGTGGGAAGAATCGTGCCGACCTATTGAAGGTAATCCATTATGGATTCCTTGCCCTTAACAACCACGATAAATTATTGCTCGAGGAATCGGGCTACAAAAAGGAGACTAACTAGTGATGAAAATTAGTAATGATACAAAAGATGTTCTAAAGAACTTCTCGACTATAAACTCGGGCATTCGAGTCAAAACAGGCAACAAACTGGAAACTATTTCCAATATGAAAAACATTCTTGCAGTTGCAACTGTGTCTGAGGAATTCCCTCAAGACTTCAGTATATACAACTTGCCAGAATTCTTAGGTGCAACATCCTTAATGGATGACCCCGACTTCCAATTCAATGCTTCGTCATTGTCTGTGGCAGATAACAATTCCTCTCTCGCATATTTCTATGCAGCGGAAGGTATGGTGACTGCACCCGACAAGATGATAACTATGCCAGAGGCAGAGATTGAATTCAAAGTAACATCCACATTGTTAGGTGACTTGAAGAAAGCAGCTGCAGTTCTAGGTGTTAATGATTTAGTTCTTAAGTCAGATGGTACAGTCGTAACATTAGTTGTTACAGATAAGAAGAGTCCTTCTTCTAATACGTTCTCAAGAATCGTAAAAGCAGAGAGTGATGGTACATCTTATGAAATGAATTTCAAGATGGAGAATCTTAAAATTCTAGACGGTAACTATGATGTTCAAGTATCATCAAAAGGTATATCTCATTTCAATAATGTAGATGTAGAACTTGAGTACTTTATTGCACTGGAGCCAGACAGCAAATACAATGCCTAACCTATATATTAATAGTGTGAATATTGTGCCAGTCTCTGCAATATACGCGGGAGTAGACTTCACTCATCAATGGGTTGTCTGCACTGCAAACTCGGTGGGGGGTTTGCTCCTATGAATGAATTTCTCTATGTAGAAAAGTATCGTCCTCAAACAATTGAGGACACCATACTACCAAAAGAACTTAAAGAAACCTTTAAGGAATTTGTAAAGCAGGGAGAGATACCTAACCTATTATTGTGTGGGTCAGCAGGTGTTGGTAAAACAACGGTTGCAAAAGCATTGTGTAATGAACTCGATGCAGACTTTATAGTAATCAACGGTTCCGATGAAGGACGTTTGATTGACACACTCAGAACAAAGATTAAGAACTTTGCATCTTCGGTTTCATTATCGGGTGGTGCAAAGGTCGTTATCTTAGACGAAGCAGATTACATATCTGCAGACTCAGTTCAACCAGCTTTGAGAAACTTCATAGAAGAGTTCTCGTCCAATTGTAGATTTATCTTTACATGTAATTACAAGAATAGAATTATTCCACCATTACATTCTAGAACTACAGTTATAGATTTTTCAATAACACCAACACAAAGACCTCAACTTGCACAACAGATGTTGTCAAGATGTAAGAACATTTGTGAGATAGAAAAGATTGAGGCAGACCCTAAAGTCCTTGCAGAATTAATCATGAAGTTCTTCCCCGATTTCCGTAGATGTCTCAATGAGATTCAACGTTACGGTGTAAGTGGTGTAATTGATAGTGGACTCATCTCAACCTTATCGGAAGAGAAGTTAACACCACTGGTCGATATGATTAAGTCAAAGAACTGGTCGGCAATGAGGAAGTGGGTTGGAACTAATTCCGACAATGACTTCAATACATTATTCCGAAAAGTTTTCAATGCACTTGAAACTAAACTCGAACCACAATCAATACCAG